AATAATTATGATTAAAGAAAAGTACCAAAAAATTATTTTTAAAGAATGGTTTAGAGTTTCACTATCTGAACAACTCGGAATAAAAGAAATGAGATTGATTGACTATCTTTCAAAAGACTTTGAAACTGCTAAAAAACATAAAAAAGAAGTTGAAGAGTTTATTGAAAAATGGATAGAATTTGAAAATAAAGTTAAACAAATTAAAGTTGAGTATTTTAATGTTTAACGTTTTGCCCGCTTGGTGAAGTGGCAAAAAAGTACACAAAAACATTCCTGTTATCATGAATTAAAACTGATGCAAAACAAATTTTAAATTTAGCCGATATGTTGCCATTGCACCAAACGGCTGTTATAAGTAGCTTTTATTATGGAAAAGAAAAAAAACGATTGTTATAATTGTATATTTAGAGAAAAAATTATTGGTGATGCACACTCAAAATGCAATAACGAATGGAGCAAAGAAGATTTTAAAGGTAAAACAAAAACATTAACGGCAACTTGGAATCAATGGTCTATGGGATTCCCTAATAACTTTGACCCACATTGGATTAAAAAATGTAGTAAATTTTCTGAACGCAATGTTGAGTAAAGTTACTTATAACGTTTTGCAACTTGTATAAGTGGCGTTTACTAAACCTAAACACAACAAAAAAAAGAATATTAACTAACTATCTGACACAAACTAAACCAGCCATTTATACAAATTGCTGTTATAAGAAGTAGCGGATATAAACACAGAAAGTAATTATGAAAACACATACAGTAGATTTAGAAGCATTAAGAGAATGGCAAAGTGAAGAAAAAGTAATTTTTGCAAGTAGTACAAAAGAAAACAAACAACTTTATTGCACATTAAGAGGGAGTTATGAAGTTTGGCATAAAAAAGAAAAAGTTTTAGAAACAATGCAACAATTTACAGCAGTTGAAAAATATAATTCAATTGAAGCAGATTCGTAGCTATTTCTTATAACGTATCGTGGCTTGTAGCAGTGGGGGATTTTGAAAAACTACTGCTCAATTTACCACAAAAGCTGATTAGAAGTACACAGCTCAAAATATGCACTTCAACCCCTATTGCTACAAACCCTTGTTAGCGGTAGTACGGTTTAATTTACGAGGGATTAAATTAAAAGAAAGTACATTATGTTAGTTAATTTAACGCCAATTGAAGCTGAAATAAAAAGAAGGAGTAATATAGCAAAAGAAAACAATTTTGAATATACACCACAATCAGACACAAAATACATTCAAGAAGTTGGAATTTATCAAAGTAGTTTTCCTTTTAATTTTCCAGAAGATGAATTTGAAGAATTGAAGAAATTAAATTGGGATGATAGATATAAAATATTCCCTACTTATGAAAAAATTACTTACGGAGTAGCTGATAATATTGAGCAAATAAAAGAATACTACAAAGAGGAAGTAGCTGATACTGAAAAAAAATATTGTTTAGCATTGACACCTGTTTGGCAAGAAAAAGAAAATAAAGGTAAGGGTGGTGGCTGGAGATGGCATAAGTGGGGTGAGTATATAGGTAAATTAAACCCACAATGTGAATATTTAGATGATGAAGATTTTGGCGATGATTTTCAGTATGTAATCACATTTACTTTGTTTGCAGTCAAGTAGTATTACCGCTAACGTATGTGGCTTTAATTCAGTTGCGTATTGTCGATACGCAATTGATTAAAACCACTGTTAACAAATGTATTTTTAAACACAAAATAAATAAATTATGGAAAAACAAAAAACAGCAGTTGATTGGTTAATGGAAAACATTAGCTATGATAACGGATATGGACAAAGAAATAACTCTTTTACAGAAAGTTTTGATTTATCAGATTTTTTTAAAAAAGCCAAAGAAATCGAAAAAGAACAAATAGAAAAATCTTTTAATGACGGAGCATATTGGGAGCTTTATGGAAGTAATATAACTCAAATAGAAAGAGCTGAAAAATATTATAACGAAACTTATACACAAAGTTCGGAATAATATATTTGTTAACTACTCGATAACCGCAACTAAATTATGCAACTACCTAAAAATAAAACAATTACAACTACTTTTAAAATTTTTGATTTTATAGTATGTTTAAACGATGGTTTTTTATATCAGTTATCGCATTGCCCTAAAAAGCGTACTAAAGTATTTCGTAAATTAACTTATAACGAAAAAAGAAATGCTTATTATATAAATGGTCAATTAGTAAGTAAAAATAGATTAAAGAAATTAGCAATAAAAAACCCCTCTATATAAGTGGGGTTTTGTTTTTAAATAACTTTTTAATTAATTCTATTGGGTTAAAACTTCTATATAACCACATTGCAATTAATAGTATTAAAATAAGATATAAGATGTATTTAAACGCAATATTTAATAAGTAATTATAATCAACTTCTTTGCTTTCTTTTTCTTGTTTTAAATCCACTTTAATTGAGCCATTATCTTTTTCTTTTACTACTTCAGTTCTATAGTGGTTTTCTATTATAGTATTTACTATTGTATCTTTTCCTATTATCATAGGTTTTTGTGGGTCAAAAGGTTTTAAAGTAAACTCCCCACTTGTTAAACTAAACTCTTTGTCTTTGTTGTAAACGCTATCTTTTTTAATTTCAGTTTCTTCACTTGACTTTTTTACAGTGCCGCAACCTATTAATAAGATTGCGGTTAATATTAATGCTGTTTTTTTCATTATACAATTTTATAGTTTATAATTCTAATGTTTTTTAATTCGTAATTACCATCTTTACTAACTTTAACGTGTGCAAATCCGTGATTATAATTATTGTATGGTGCATATTCTGGTTCTAAACCACATAAACAACCAGTTGACCACGTTGTTGTAACTTCTCCAGATAATGTCTTTTCTGTATGTTCACTTGTTCTGTGGTGGTGTCCTACTATACAACTTTCTTTAGCTTTCATAAATAAACCTCTTGCTGGGTTAACTGGTGGCGCAAATCCTCCGAACCATTCGTGACCATGTAATATTGGTAATTTACCAGCTAAAGCCATTTGTTTATCTTTAACCAAAGTAACTCCAAATTCTCTGAATCTTAAAAGTTGCTCAAGTTTAAAATCGTCAATTCCTAAAAGTTCAGGAGCTTTAATCATTAAATAATCTTCATATCTTTTTTCGTGGTTTCCTATCTTATAGTAAATAGGACAATTAAAAAGTTCTTTTAGTTGTTTTAAAAAACTTCTAACCATTTCCAACTCTCCAGCAATATCTCTTAATCTTCTATTTTTTGTAAATCTTGAACATTGATAAAAGTCAGCAATATCTCCGTTTAAATAAATAGCGTTAACATTATTTTCTAAACCATAATTTAAAGCTAATTCTAATGCTTTGTTATCTTGATAAGGAAAATGTATGTCTGATAAAATTAAAATGTTATTTTGTCCTTTAGGAATAATAAAAGGCTCACATTTTTCATAGTCGCTTTCTGGCAAGTCAATTTTTTTTGACATAAATTGTTTTTTAGTTTCTTCAGAACGTTCTGAAACTCTTATTACAGTTGAATTTTTACCTTTCATTTCGCCTCTGTAACGCCTTACATTTGAACGTACAGCGTCTACTGAACTAAAATCTAAAGAATGTTTTTCAAAAATCATTCTTGAAATAGCCATTGTAGATGCTTTAGGAAATTTAGCAAGATATTCAATAATAATTTCTTTTTTGTAAGTTGCGGAGTTTTGGTTTCCTTTTTTACTCATAATTATTTAGTTTAGAATTATTTAAACAAATTTAGTAAAAAAAGTTTACAATTAACAAAAAATCATTATATTTGTGAATGTAATCACTGAAAAGTATATAAATTTGGTGAATATAAAATTGAGTTAGTTTAGTTTTTTCATAATTGTTTAGTTTTGGTAAGAAAAGCGATATTTTTTAAGTATCGCTTTTTTATTTAAAAAAGTTTGTGTAATTAAAAAATTATGTTTAATATTGCAATATGAAATTTACAAAAACAAATACTCAGCATCTTCCGCAACCTATTTTAATGGGTGGTATTGGTGTATAGTATAGTTAAAATATATTTACAACTTAAAACCACTTATTAATTTAAGTGGTTTTTTTATTTCGAGTAGTGACAAAATTGGTTACGCGCCCACCTTGGAAGTGGGAGATTGCAGGTTCGAGTCCTGCCTATTCGACGGAGTATAGAAGTGTAAGTTCGAATCTTACTCATTTGCCTAAATAATGTTAAGACTTGCAAATGATGGTGTAATTGGGAGCACACTTTACGTGATATTACAAAATGATGTAATTGGTTAGCATAACAGACTTTGACTCTGTTTGTTTAGGTTCGAGTCCTAATTTTGTAACTAAATATGGTGTTATTGTGCTTAATGGTTAAGGCAGTTAGTCTGTGAAACTAATTATATCGGTTCGAATCCGATATAACACCCAATCGCTCCAATGGTGGAATGGAATACACAATGGCTTTAGAACCCATTTTTTTGCAAGTTCGAATCTTGCTTGGAGTACAAAATTCAGTATAGTTTAATGGATAAAATTTTTGACTACGAATCAAAAGATAGGAGTTCGAATCTCTTTACTGAAACAAAAACCGCACTATTAATTTAGAGCGGTTTTTTTATAAGTATTAAAACTTATATTTGTTATTTATAAGTGATTGAACTTATATATTTTTATATTCTGTCTTTGCATCAAAACTTGGACATGCTTTTGCAACTCCTTTAAAATCTCTATGACCTTGAACTATAGCGTTAGGAAATTGTTTTTTAGCTTGTTTTATTAGATATAAAAGACTTTCTTTTTGTTTTGGAGTTCTTGTGTCTTTTGGATTTCCTTTTCCGTCTACACCACCAATATAACTAAAATGTATTGATTCAGAATTATATCCTTTAACTCCATTTGTTACTTGTTCATAGTTTGCTAATTCGTGAATAATTCCGTTTGAATCTATTAACCTATGATAACCTACAGATTTCCATTTTAAAACATTTTTCCAATAGTTTAAAATAGATTCTTTTGTTGCGTTCGGTTGTGATGCTGTGCAATGTATTACGATATATTTTATTTCTCTCATAATTGTTACTTTTAACTTTTATTATATTTTTTCTGTATCAAATGTTAAAATTTTATTTTTTAACGTGTTTTTATATTACAATATCTTATCGTTTTTGAATTATTTACAGGCTTTTTTTGCTCTTTCTTTTAAGTATAAATGTATTCTTGTAGCTATTATTTTACCAAAATAACCGCAAGCACCCCCAATTATACCAAAAGAAATTACTTTAAATAATTCCATAATATTCTCAACAAATAAATGATTCTGAAAATATGCTAATACTCCAGCTCCAGCTCCAGAAATTACTGAAAAAACAGGATTGTGATGTGTATGACTACTCATTGTTTTCTGTTTTTTTCATTATTACTTTTTCAGCAACGTTTAAAACCCATCGCATTTTTATAAAAAACGCAACGCCAACCACAAAAATACATCCCTCAAAGATATAATTATCTGAATTAATTTGATTTTTAACATACTTGTACAACTGATACGATAAAATTATAGTTCCTATAACTTTAGGAAACCAATAATTAAACGCTCTTTTAAAATTACTTCCCATATTTTTTAGAATAAAAAGACTGAATTAGCATCAATAATGTCAATAGCAGTAAACAAAAACTAATAATTTGAAAGTAAAAGTTTGCTGAAAAACAAAATATAACGGCTAAAAAATTAAACAAATAATAAGACGATAAAAACATCGTTGCAGTTGCTTTACGTAAACAGAAATGTAGTCTTTCACGCCACAAGAAAATAGAGCTTACAAGTAAAAAAAGCACTAATTGAGTTAAAGCAATATAAACAAAATCTTTGTAAAAATCAAAGTTGCTATTTTCTGGAACATAAAACCAATTTAAAACATTACTATACATTTCAACAAATAGAATAGCAAATATTGAGTAAATAAGATAATTTTTATTTTTATCTTTTAATACTTTTTCTACTTTTTGAGTTGCTTTACATAGCAAACATCTAGGGACTGATGCCATAATTAATTATTTTTTTGTTAATAAATAGTAAATAGGTATGGAAATTGTTAATCCTAACCAAATTATATAAGCAAATATAATATTAATAAATAATTTTCTTTTTGATTTTATTAAATTATTTCTATATTCTTTGTCGCACTTTAATCTATCTTTTAAATAAGTTTTTAGACTTGTTTTGTCAGCTACAATACAATCGTAATCGTGTTGCATTGCTGTTGCTGATAAACCATTAATTGTATAACAATCACCTATTATTGTAGCTCCGTCAAATTGGAATACACTAGGAAAATTAACAAAAGCATCAAATGAATGTAAAATATTTTTTATTTCATTTGGTTTAAATCCTTTATTAGCTAAAGTTAAAGATAACAAATGTCTGTCATCTGATAACTTTTCCCTATCTTGACTAAAATAAGTGCTTTTAGATAACTTCATTTTAACGTAAATAAAAGCTAAAAATAAAATTACATATATCATATTGAATCAAGTTGAGTTAAAAAAACATCTAATTCCTCAATAGTTAATTGCGTTGGAATGTTTTTTGCTAAATTCAAACAAGCATTTGCACGTTCATATTCATTTGCTAAAATCAAATCTTTTGTTTTACATCTAAATATTTCAATAGCAGTTTCAAATTTTTGCGAACGATATTCTCCAAGTTCAAATTGCTGTACTATAATTGCCATAAACACAGGAATAGTCAAACCATAATTAAAAATAGCATTGGTATTATTCATTTCTGTAACAATTGCATCATACCAAAATTGATTATTTATCGTAGCATCAATTGTATATTGTTTTGCTACTTTGTATTTTTCTTTATATCGTGAAATTTGACCTTGTAAATACTTCTCCCCACCCTCTTTACTTACACTTGAAATTAAAGCTCTATCTGTTAAATATTCACAAACAGCAACTAATTCAGATAGTTGAAAAGATTGTGCTTGTTGTGTGATTTCAGATTCTGTCGATTCAACATAAGTTACACCAACAACATCTTTATCGTTTAAATATTGTTGAAATTGTGGCGTACTATCGTCTAATGGTATTTCAACACCATCTAAATATATTTTACCTGTTAACTCTGAAATTATATACATATTAATAAGACTTTTTAACTAAATTATATTTACCAAATCTAATGTTTGTTGCTGTTCCGCTGTTTCTGTTGTTTCTATTTATAACAGGCAAAAGTACCCTCATCAAAATAGGCGTTTCTGTATATGGGAATGTATGCTCAATTGTAGCTCCTGTTACAATATTTGTAAGGGTCATTTTTATATATCTATCTGATTCAGTTTCTGTTTGAGGTGCTTCAATTCTTAATAAATAAGCATCTGTTGTTGTATGAGCTGGAAAAGATGAATTTGTAGCTACTTTAACATAACTTGCCGTTTGACCAGCTATAGCTACTCTATGAGCATAAAAAGATAAATTAGTATCTCCAACATCATTACCAACTCCGAAAAAATCCCCTGTAAAAGAAGATATTGCTAAATTTGGAATAGCAGAAGTTAAAGAGTAAAAACCTACAGTTGTCATGTGTTGATTATCTGTAGAGTTATTCGCAAACATAAAAAAAGCATCAAAACCTTGTCTAATAGTTCCATGAGAAACGTTGTTTTCTTTTAATCCAGCATTTTGACCCGTAGCTGTTGAAGTAACGTAATTCTGTAAAGACAAAGAGCTATATAAACTTGTTCCAGCTCTAGGAACTAGAGACTGCGTACCACTTGACACAAGAACAGCCATATTCGTTGTAAATACACCCCCTAAATCATAGCGAGCTTGTACGCTCATCCATTCTTTGTGCATGTTATCTTCTATAGTTGAATTACCACCAAACTCGCTAACTGCTACTTTTTTAAATCCTGTTCCATCGTCAATTAAAGCTAATTCTGTACCAGCTAATGGAGTAGTTGCTGAAGTGTAAGTTGAAATGTCGTTTGACAAAACTTCGCTTTCTTTTACGAATTTATCAGTTTCAGCATTTGCAAATTCACTCAAATCATAACTTGCTGGATTAAAAGTAAATTCTCCATCAACGTAAAACGCTGGATATTTTAACGCTTCTAAACGCAAAAACAAATCAGTAAAATTTGAAAACGTTTCAGCAGTTCCACCAATATCGTAAACTTCAATTTCAGATATTAAATATTTTCTTCTTTTAGCTCCATAAGTTTCAACAAGTAAAAACTCGTTATCTTCTTGTTTAGCGTAAAATTTAGTCAATATAAAATCTCCATCAACATTGCTGTTATGTTTCCACGTTTTAGTGCTTAATTTTATTATTTTTAATAGTGCCATTGTTATACGCCTTTATGAACTCGTGTTACTTGTAAATATCTGTTTGAAATTGTTATAGCCACATTTGGATTAACAAAAAATTCAGCTCCGTATGTATAAAAATCCGTTTCAACAGGCAAATTAAAAGAAACAGCCACATAGTTTGTTTCTCCTGTTGGTTCTAATATGCTAAAACTTTGCGCTCTATAAACAACTCCGTTAACTTTTAGTTTTACACTTAAATAGTCAGTTGTACCAGCTGGACTTGGAAATGTAAAAACAAAATCTACAGCTAATGCGTCGCCCATTTTAATAGGTATTATTTTGCCTACACTATTCATTAAAGTTAAATTTCCATTACTTGCGTCTGTTCCTGTAAAAGAAATTAAATTATCAGTATTAGCTGTTAAATTTTGAGTGTTAGTTGTATCAACTTTACTTTGCCATCCTGTTAATTGTTCTAAAGGCTCGTAATAATCAATTACACCACCATAATTGCATTGAAAACAAGTAAAATATAATTCAATATTAGGGTTTGGTGTTCCAACACTTGGCTTTTCAACTTCAAATGCAAAATTAACAACATCTCCTAAATTTAAACTAAAACTTTGTGCTAATCTTATATCATTGCTATATGATTCTAAATTAACATTATTTATAAATGTATGTGTTAATATTGAATTTATATATACTTTTAATTTTACATCAACGTTATATGGTAACACAGCGTTAATATCCCCTTGCATTAAATAAAATGAAAAAGTATGCGAGCCTGTTTTTTTAGTTGTAAATTCTAAAGCATCGCCAAAATCAAATTGAGCATAAACTCCATCAACTACATTTTGAAATAAAGTAGTTTTAAATGATTTTGCGTTTATATTTACTTGTGCTTCGCTTGTTATTTCGTAATTACTTGAAACTCCTTCAGCCGAAAAACTAATAGTTGGATTATCTTTTAAAAGTGATTTATAATTTAAAAGATTAATGTTTTGATTAGCTTGTATGTTTATTAAATTTGCCATTAGTTTAAAGATTGATATGTTTGATTAATTACTACTATTTCATCTACACCTATTGAGCTAACTAAAGTTAAAGCATCAACATTTAAAGAAAATTCTACATTACAATTTGAGTTACTTCCTATTAAAGTATATGTTGTATAAGGGTCAAATTCAGCTGTAGTTATCTCTAAAACATCTTCAACACCTCCTAAAATAGAACCACTAACATTTTGAATCGTTCCGTAAATATGTATATTTCTTGCTGTTTTTGTAAATTGCAAAGAATACTCAAAATTAGCACTCAAAGAAGTAGCTACATTTGTAGTTGCTTGAGTATCTAAAATAGGTGTTGGGTAAATATTATTTAAAAGTGTATCAAAAGCATTTCTCACTTTTGTTACTGTTACAATTGCGGTTATAAATCCGTTTATTGTACTTGTTATACTTGTTTTTGTTGCCATATTATTTAATTTACTAAAAATTCTGTGTTATCAAATTCTGTATTGTCAAATTCGCCATCTACAATGCTAAATTTCCATACTTCCTTATCTGTTATACCTATTTCTTGAACGCTGTTTATTAAATTACTGTCAAATAAGAAATAATAATTTCCATTTGTTAAAGTTGGTAACGTAAATTCAAAATAATTACCAGTTACAGAAATTACCAATTCATTTAATAAAGCATCAGTATCATAATTGTACAGTTTTAACGTGCCACTACCAAAAGTTATAGGATAGTTAAAAGTTGCTTTTCCTAAAGTTGGTATAGTGTCAAGAGTATAAAAAGACAAAGGTATTAGCTCTGTATATTCTAATTGCGGTGCTATTTGGAACGTATCTAAATAAGTTTCATCTTCTATTAATTGGCATTTAAAATTAGCGTCGAAAATATTTGATTTTCCTTTACGCTCTTCGGCTGTTAACGTTTCTAATATTTCAGCTTTTACGCCATTAATATAAACTAAATCATTTTCTAATGCAACCGCTAAACTTTTATATACATTTGTGTTTATATCTTCTAAATCAAAAGTATATTCAAACGATTGTATAACTCTGCTTTTGCGTATCTTGCCATTTACCTCTGTATATACTTTACTATCTTTTTTCTCTGATATTGCGTTAAAATATCCGTATAATCTAATACTTTGGTAAAAATCAGCTAAAACATAGTTTGTTCCTTTGTATTCTCTATAACTTTTATAATCAAGTCTAAAAGTGTCTTTTTCAGATTCAGCAGTTAAAAAGAATCCGTTTGAATATAAAACTAATGTACTTGTAGTATGAGTGAATTTTAAGTATAAACGCTCAAAATAAAAATCTTCGTTTATAGGTAAAATCTCAAAAGATATTTGATAAATTCCGTTATTATCTTGGAACTCGTGAATATAAACATTTGAAGTAATGTCTTTTAAAACTGAACCACTACAATTAATAAGCTCAACTTTGTAACTTTCGTCAAATGCAATTGAAGTGCTTGAATTTGTTGTTTGTAGATACGTTTCTTGTGGGTGCAAGCAAATACCCCCATTATAGAAGTATTCACTTTCAACCATCATATCACTTTTAGCTCGGTTAAAATCTGTGTCTAACCTTAAAAAACTATAATCTGCCATATTTTAAATTCTTTGTCATCAAGACAATAAATCAATTGCTATTGCTAACTCGTCTACACTATCATAAACAACTCCGTTTAATCTAACTTGGTTGTATTTTGTACGATTACACAAAAATACATTATTTTCGTCAAAGAATTGTATAAAATCATTAAAAATATTGTATCTTTTTTCTGTAAACGTTTTCGTACTATATCCTACCTCATTAATAGTAAATATTCCACCGCTAAAAACAATATCTAAAAAGTCGCTTTCGTTGCGTTCTTCAAGCTCAAAAGAAAGCTCTTCATATTTCCAAAGACTATCTAATTTTTTAACGTAACCTTTTACGATTCTTCCGTTTTGGTCTTGAATCCTAACAAATCCCCCTATTGTATTGTCTGCATTTATAGTTTGTAAGCCATTAAGCAATTGTTTAACTCTATCAAATGAAGCGGTTACAGTTGTTTTAATAATGTTTTGAGAAAGTATTTTTTGCTCTGCAATATCACTAATAACTATTGGTTCATTTTCTCCTACTATTTCGGCATCGTCTGTAAATTTAGTTTTACAACTTCCGTTTGCTTTAAAATAGCTGTTTGTTATTTCTTTATTTGGTATAAATTTTCCAGCCGTTGCAAGATAAGGATTCCAATACTTAACATTGTGCTTAATAGAATAACGTAAATTTCCGTAAACATCAGCATTAAGTAGATTTTCGCTAAAAGTTAAACCCTCATTTGTTCTAATTGTGTACTGAACGTTTGTAAGTGGATAATCAATTGTGAAAACTTCCTCGCCTTGTGCGTCACTACCAGACCATTGTAAAGTTAATAACGTATTGGTTATTTCTAAAACTAAATAATCTACACCATTAACTTTTATAGTATTGCCAACGTTAAAACCTAATAAATTCCAGCTAAAAGATTCATTTGCCAACAATTTAAAAGTGTTATCATCGTCGCTTTGTTGATACTTTAAAACTGCTGTAAAACTATCTCTACTATTTGGAGCAAGTTCTATAACATCAAAAATAAATGTTGTATCGTCGTCAATATCAGCACTTGTATTGTTTGTTGCTCTTCTTCTTAAAAATTCAGCTAAATGATGGTCACGTGTAAAAGGCAAAGTTATTTTCTTTTCGTTTTGACTTTTGTTATTTGGAACGTACCATTCGCTATCTGTATGAATTGCATCTAAAGTGTTTGCCTCGTCGTTATCTTTTTGGTATTTTTTATATCCAAACGTAAACTTATTAATTAAATAACGCTCATTCTTTTCAATTGTAAAATCTTTGTCAGGTGCAATGATAAAACCGCCCAAATCAACATTTGAATAAAAGTCTGTGTATTGTCCTATGTAGTTATTTTCTTCGTTTACTTGACTATCTGCACAAAACTCTTCTAAACTTTCTAATGTATCGGTTAATTCTAAATAAAACGGCTCGTTTGTTATTTGGCGTATTAGTTTACCATTAAAACAAAAATTGTTATAAAATTGTCCTCCAACATCAAATTTAGGCGCAATAACAGGAGTTGCTCCGATTGCTTTATAGTTTTGTTTTATTAAATCTATGTAACGTGTTGCATCAATAACAGAAGATATTCCGACACTTGTTCCTTTTATTGATATTTTACCGCTTACCATAACAGCAACAACTGTATAATTAGCTAAACTATTAGTATTTGTTTGATTAAAAGTTGCCTCTGAATATGGTTCTAAATATATCCATACTCTCATTCCTCTTTGTAATAATGGAATATTAGCCGTAAATGAAGTAGGCAAATATTCAATTGGTGTGCTATGTACAAATCCAAAGTCTTTTTGATATAAAACAATAGTTGTTAAATCGTTACCTAATCCATCATCATAACCATACTTAATTACAAATTTTACATAACCGCTACCGCTCAAAACAATATTTGTAAAAAAATCTGTTTTATATTGTTCTGTATATGCTACTAAATCTGTTATGTTTATTACAACATCTTTTAATTCATTTTCAGCCTCTAAATAAGTAAAATTTAAACCATCGTTTGGGAATCCAAAACTATTTAATGCATATCTATTATCAATAAAAGAAAGTGTATTATTAATTTCCCATGATAAAGTGTTGTTAATATTGTTTGCTCCACTTCTGTCAGTTTGTCCAGTATGCGTTCCTGTACCAGTTGGTAATGGTGGCTCAATATCTCTAGTTGTTGAAAAACATCCTGCAGTATTTGTGTTATTTTCCCATTTAGATAATTGCGTAATTGGTTTAGCCTTCATAAACAACTTTTGCGTTGTTATCGGAGCTATTGTATTATCGTCTAAATCTTTTGTTGCAAAAGCATCTATTTTAACTTTTTCTCTACGTTTTATTTTAGCTTGCTCTAAATTTTGTATAACTTTTAATTCTATATACGTTAAATCATCTGTTTTAGCTGTGCCAAAATCTAACTCAAATAATAAAAATTCAGTTCCAAATTGTAATTTCCAATATACAACCGCTTCACTGCCTAATTCCTTGTTAATCTGTAGTAGTAAGTCTAAACCGCTGTTTTTGTGGCGTAAAACCATGCCATTATTAAGCACACGTTCAACAGCTAAAGGTTCGCCTATTTCATTACCAAAGTATAAAGATATTTCTTCATTACCTTTGTAAATATCACGCCCCCATTTTTTATTATCTTGCTCAACAATGAAACTTGAAGCATCAAAGTTTATAGGCTCTAATACTTCAATCTCTTCATCGTTAATAATTAAATAATGTTTAAAATTATAATCCATTATACTTGTCTACTTTTTAAATTTAAACGGCTGTTTATAAATTCTGTGTTGCCTTGTTTTTTTCTAAAACCTCTTTCGTCAATAGAAATATTAACACCATCTTTATTTTTTATCACGCTTGCTAATTTACTAAAATTTTGCTCTAAATCCTCTTTTGTTATTCCGTTATTTACAATATCATTTTTAGGCATAAAATTCATATAACTACCTAAGTCACTTATTCCGTTTTTAGATAACACTTTATTAATGTAATCTTCGTGCGATTTATACACCTTATCTCCTTTTGATAAATAAGTCAATTGCGCACCTTTGTCGCTTCCTAAAGTTTTAACATTTCCGTTTTTATCTGTAATTACTTCGGCTCCTTTTTCTTGTGTCCACGCTAAACCTTCTGGAGCGTTATCTGTACCTTTCCAGAATTGTGGTATTTCTTGACTCGCAACTAATCCAGCTTGAACCGCTCCAATAACTCCAACAGCAATAGATAATGGAATGTTTGGTAAAGCCGAAACAACTGCTTGAGCTGTATTTATCAAAATATTAAAAATTGCTAAACGTTTTTGAGCTTCGGCTTCTCTTCTTTGTATTGCTTTTTTACGTTCGTCATATTGTCTGTCTATTTCCTCTCTCGCTGTTGCTGAACCTCCAGCCATTTCAATAGCAAAATCTCTTTGTTTTTCTAAACGCTCATATTCAGCGTCAAAATTAGCTTGACTTGCTTCAGATATTGTGTTAAACGCTTGTTGGAACGCTTCAGACATTGCTAATCCAACAACTTTTGCTTTTTCTTCTGCTGATTCAAATTTTTGATTAAGCAAATCCATAACTTTGAAAATTTCGCTAAATCCTGACCCACTTGCAAAACTATCGACAAAAGATTTAAAATATCCTTTTGAATCAAAAAAAGTTTCATTTAATTTTTCTTGTTTTCCTGTTAAAATATCAATATCAATCTGAACAGCCTCTAACAATCTTTGATAATGTTCCCATTGAGGATTTGTTGTTGCTAAACTTTTTTGTTGTTCTTGTATTTTTGATTTTAAATTCTCATAATAATCTAACGTTCCAAATTTAGGGTCTTGTACTGATTCCTGTTTCTTTTGTTCTCCATATAATGCCTCATAAGCGTCTTTTAATAATTTTAATTGAAACTCTAATGCTCCGTATATTGGATTTAATTTAGACGTTGCATTTATTTGACCCTCTAAAGCTTGTATGTTTTTTTCAAAAGCTATTTTGCTGTTTTTTTCTACTTTTATTAAATCTTCTTTTGCTTCTTTATTCTTTTTTGTTTTATCTGTATTTTCAACTACTATGTCACTATATTTTGCATATTTATTTAATATTTCAAATAAAGTTTCGAGCTGTTCTTTTACTGCTAGAGTTTTCTTTTGGTAAACAATAGTAGATGATTCTTGTGCAACACCTTCTTTTTTTAATGTTTCGTTATATTTATTTACAGATGATTTTAATCCATCAACACTTGCCATATCCTCATCAGTTGCAAGTCTAAATTTTTGTTTTGTCTTAGTTGTTTTTTGCAGTTGTTCATCATACATTTTATTAGAATCAGTAGCTTGTTTTTCTAATTGTATGTAGTCAAATTCAGCATCAACTAATTCTTTTGTTGTTTCTGCAATTTTATCTTTAATAGCTAAAAACATAGCTCTTTTCATCAAAGCATCATTTAAACGATATTCTGCATTTGCTGTTTTTCCAGCTAATATTTCTTCTTTAGATAAATTACCTAAATAAGAAGGATAACGTGATTGCAATTCTTCAACAGCTTTAACTCTTTGCTTGTAACTTAATGAAACATTTTTAGCTGTTTCCATTAATATTTTGCTTCTACTTATCTCAGAACTTGCATATTGAATTTGTTGCTGATAAGCTTGTCTTTCAGCGTTATTTTTATCTTCTAATGCTTTTTTTTCCGCCTCTAATGCTTCTTTTTTAGCTTTTGAACCGCTAATTGAATCCCATAATTTAGGACCATAAATAGTAAGTAATGTAACGCCAACACTCAATGCAGTTCCTATGCTAAAAAAAGCTCCAGCTATTTGACTTCCTAAAGATTGTATTGGTTTTCCTTGTGCTATTAATTCCTTATTAGCTTTTTTAATGTTATTTATTTCATCAAAAAGAATTGGCAAGTTATTTGATATAGCCATAAATCCAGTTTGAGCTGAATTTACAAAAGCTGGCATTTCTCTGCTTAACTGATTAATTGAATTACCTAATCCATTCCATCCTTTTGTATAATTCCCTACATTTCTTTGATTTTTTTGTATATCAGCGTCAACCTTTTTTAATGCTGTTTGATAAATATTTAATTCTGATGTAAGTTTATATAAATCAGCTTCTTCTCTTGCTGATAAAGTGTGACCGTAAGCTTTTTTTATTGCTAAATTATTGTAAGCCTCTGTTAACTGTTTAACTGTATTTTGTGTTTTATTATATAATCCACTTACCTTTATTATTTCATTTGTTTCTTTTAAATTATTTTTAGTAAATTTATCAAACGCTTGCTCTCTTTGTTTAGCAAGTTGTAACTCTTTTAATCTTGCTTGTTGTAATTGTTTTTCTGTTTGCTCTAATTTTTTAGTTGAAACAGAAACCGAATCCATTTTAGTTTTAATATCTGTTAAAGATTTTTGAAACTCACTTGGAACAACGCTAATTTTTTTATTATAAGCATCTACAGCAGTTGCACCTTCTTTTAAAAGGTTTATATTTTTATCAATAGTAGCGTTAAGTTTATTATAAACTACTTCTAAATCAACTAAATTACTTTTTATCTCTGCCATGATTTTCTGCTCTTTTTTTACTTATTTCTTGTGCTAAATTTATATAACCTATCCATTTTAGAACATTTGTACTTCTTGTGTCTATTACATACCCTAAAACTTGCTGAACATCTACAACTTGCTTTTCAAAAGTGTATGTTTTTTGCTCAAATTCTTTGTCATTTTCTCCAAATTTACGCTTGTAAGTCGTTTCATTTGATACTATTAACTTTTGAATTATAGCTATATTTTCATCAATTGTATTAAATTTATCAAACTTTATGTACTTTGATATTATTTTAACGCAATCGTATATTTCATTTTCTTTTTTTATAGGTTCTTTTATAATTGCATAATTTCTTTTAATTGAAACTAAAGTATTAATGCAATCAGTAAGAATCATAATCTTTGCCGATAATTGTATTTTTTCTTGTGTTTCTTTTAGGTTGTTTTTAGCAAATTGATTGTCTAATTGAGCAAAATAATCGTCATACAACTCTATAAATTTGCTATGTAAGGCGTTATTTTCTGCTTTGTTATACTTTGTATCAAATGAATGATTTTTATCTAATAAAAACACGTTTTGTGTCTTTAAAATTTCATTCCATAACTCAATATTTATTTGGCTTAAATTCTGATATATGGAAATATTCACTTGGTTTTTCTTTAGCGTAAATCTCTGAAAAATATTCTTTTCTTGTAATCTTCCAAACGCTCGATTCATTTTGTCTATATACGTAATATTCTGTTCCGTTTTTGTCATAATTCTGTTTTTTTCTTCTTACTATTGCATCAAATGAACCATCAAATTGACTGCCACACGTTAAACAACTCATATCAACCAAACGTTATCTAAATAGTTTTCTAAAGTCATATAATAAAGCATATCAAATAATTCTTCAGTTTGCTGTTGGTCAAGATTAAATTGCTCTATTCCGTATTTTAACGCTATTCTTTCAAACTTGTAATCTGTTGAAAAAATTTCATACTTTTTATCGCCTTTTTTCTGAATTGTCAAACCTCTACCTAATGCGCCTGTTAAAGTTAAATCTACATAACCTCCAGCACGTGGGTTAGTTGATACTTTAAACGCTTGATATTCTGAATTTCTATATTCGCCTATAATATCATTATTTACACCTTTACCAAACGCCCATCTTCTACGAATACCCTCTACAATTTGCTCACTGTTAAATATTATCAGAGTTCCCAATACTTGAGGAATCATCTGTTTTTCTTTTTGAGCTTTTTGTAGTATTTTTTGATATTCCATTTTGTTTAAGTGCTGAAATTATTTCTTTGTCTGCTAACTTTGGATTTACTTTTTTTAATAACTCAAATCTATCTTCAAAGCTCCAAACTAAATCCTCGTTAAAATCTGTATTTAATATTTTCATATCTTTTTGTTTTTACTAAAAACCCCCTCAAATAGTGAGAGGGTTTAAAGAATTATGAACTAAACTAAAACTAAACTATGCTATTACAGTTGCTGTTGCTGTGTTTGATTTGTAATATTTCAATTCTGTATCTGCCACAATACCATTTAAAGATACTTCTACTACTTCGGCTAATCCTAAAGCTGGAATAGTTAATGTAGCAACATTTGCAGTAATTGATACAGCCGAAATAGTAGCACTAACTCCAGCAACCAAAACTTTCCAATCTCCAACAGTATCAAATAAAGAAGCATAAGAAATAGAACTATTATAACCATCTACTAAAGTAACTTTAACACTTGTATTACCATCTTCTGGTACTGAATCAAATGCAACTTCTGCTTGAATAACACCATCAATTTCTAAAGCATTAAATCCTATTTCTTCATAAGGGAAGAAAACCCAACGAGTGTTGAACTCTTCAGCAGAAACTAATTGTAAAGTAGCTTTAGAAAATTCAGTTTCAGCACCTACTTTAAATTTGTAAGAATCAACATCTAACATTCCAGCGTTAAACCCTTTTAAAGCAGTTTTTGACGTGTTATAAGCCATCAAAATACCTTTAGTAAAATAGAACATTGCATCCCATCTGTTTTGACCTTTTAAATAGTAAACCGCTTTATGGAATCCTAAACCTTTTTTAAACGTAAAGTTATACATTGGTTTTCCAGCTCTAACAGATTCCATCAAACCTACACTTGAAGTTGAACGCTCACTTTCTGGTGTTGTGTCCTCAAAAGCATAAGAGTTAATAACTTGGTGTAATTTTCCATCTGTGATTAAAGCTCTAAAAGCTGTTTCATCAAATGAATCTGTTGCAATTGACAAAGTAGTACCTTTCTTTAAAAGTCCTAAACCTTGCAAATCGCCTAAATCAGTAATCGGACATTCTCCAATTCCTGTTCCTAAAATATCTTCGGAGCATTGTCCGAAAGCGTTTATTTTTATCATTTTTTAATTATTATTAATTATACATTTTGGAGTTATCTCCATTTTTAATCTTAAAATCTTTGCATCTACAAGAACGATACCAACTGATTTTGTTTGCTTTGATGTTGTTGTCGCAAAATCGTTTGAAGTTAACAAAGGATTATTTGTTTCAACACCATAGTTAGGCTCATCTTTATAAGGAATTGGTTTTCCTTCGTTTAATAAAGTAACGTATGTATGTTGTGTTAATGTTTTATTAACCAATTCGTAAAGCGGTTCAATATACTTTAAATACGTTTGCTCGTATCTTGCAGTATTTAATATTTCGCTTTTAGTTCCTTGAAACAATATCAATTGACTTTCAACTCTTAACCTACCATTACCTAAAGGTGTAGGAGCGTTAATAACGTACCAAATTAAAGGATATTTTTGCGACTTCATTTTAGTTGCTACCCAATAATTAAATTCTTTTTGGTCTCCGAAATGAAACTGTACAGAAATTTCTTTACTATCAACTAAAATAGTTTTGTCTTTGAATATTTCTTTTAAAGCCATTCCGATTATCATATTCCTAAAGAGTTTTTAAAGTTAATAATACCAGCTTTGAAGTCTGGATAATCTTCTTTATTATCTTGCAAAAATTGTAAGTAAGAAACGTAACCGCTTTGATTTTCTTTACACTCATAAACAACACAATCAAAATCAATTCTATTGTTTTTTGAGTTTACATAGTGTTTTGAATTTCCTTGATACATTTCTACAAACTCATTCCATACACTTAATAAATGGTCTGTCGGATTTACTACAACTCCATTTTTTGGTTCGATTGCTATCTGTCCTAAAATTGAATTAGTAGTATTTTGATAATGGTTAACATAAGTATAATTTGCTAATAAAGAAACTTTATAAAGTCCTAACTCATATTTTAAACCTTGCCAAACGTAATCAACACCATCTTTAGTATAATAACATCCGTTAACTAAATTAAGCCACTTTTGAGGAGCTGTAATTTCAAGCTCCCCATCTGTGACATAACTATCAAAATCTGGAAACAAAACATTACCTAAAGTCATTTGCATATATTGGCGACAATATCTATCAATTGACATTTCTAAATCAATAGAAGCATCACTTGTTGGTTCTTCCGTATTTGGTACGTGAAGATTTCTTATAAAATATTCTTTGCCAATTATATACATTATTTACTTTTTTTAGATTTATTTTCCTTTTTAACTTCAACAACTTCTGAAACTTTTTCAGAAACTTCTTCTTTTATTTCTGGAGCTTTACAACCTATACAACCGCCTTCGTTTACAATTTCCTCACTTGCAATTGCATTGCTTACAAAGAAATTTGCAGTTAAATCCTTTTCAATATCGTATGTTTCTCCTTTTTTAAAAGAACCGAAGTTTTTATTAAAAGTTAACGTTCTCATTTTATTAAACGTTTGTAATATCTGTTAACGCTTGAGCAATATCAGTACACTTCATAAATGCATCTCTATCAATAATAGGCACGTGAAATTGAACTCTTTCAACAGCTTTAACTGTAACTGTTTCAGTTTCAAAATTAGTGTCATTCTCGTAAGACATTTCAACTGTTAATGCTTTTCTATCTAAAATTTGACCTTTAGTAGAATCCATAACATATAAAGTGTTTGGAGCTACTAATGGAGATGTAACGATTTGCATACCATTTAATAAACCTCCATTTGTAAGCACAAAGTTTGGAAGTAAATAGTCATTTTGAGCGTTTTTTTGGTGCATAAAACGAACTTTGTCGTTATAATTCATCAAAATAGTATCAGGTTGCCAAGCGTTTTCTTGCCCGAAAGTAACGATTTGAGCAGACATTGCGCCTGTTAATTCAGCAAGTGTTGGAGCTTGAAAACCATTACCACCAGCACCATCGAAAGGAGCTAATACGTTAGCAGGGTCAAATTCAGAAGCAATTGTTTCAATAGATAAAATATCAGTTGGATTTGTTCCAGTTCCTGCTAAAATTTCGCTTTCTTCTTTAGCTTTTAAAGATTGTTCTACTAATTGTCTAATTTCAGCACCTACGAAATCGTAGTCGTCCATCATATCAACACAAATATCTACATAATCACGAATTTTAGTAATTTGTACAGTTCTTTCAACCCATGTTTTTTTGGTATTGTGTGTTGAACTTGCACAAGCAACCACTACTTTAGCATCACGAGTTACAGTGTTTTCTTCACGATACTTTACATATTCCTTATTAACTGGAGTTCTACGGAATAAATCAGTAACACTAAACTTTCTGAAAGGTAATCTTCCAGTCCCTTCAAATCTTTGAGCGTAATTATCTCTATCTGCAATATCAGAAGGAGCTTGCGAAGCCTTAACCGTAATAGATAAAGTACCAGACTTTTTATTCAAGAAGTCTTTAATAGCATCGTTGTTATCTTTTAACGCTTTAGCAACTGCATCTTTTACATCTTCATTTTCTTTAGAAGTTTGCTCTAACAATTGGTTAGCTACTTCTTTAGCTAAAAAGTCTTTTAATTCAGTCTTTGCTGTTTCTAAAGACTTAACTTGCTCTGCTGATAATTCAGCTTTTAATTCTGCTTTATTAGACGCTTCCAATTCGTTTTTGTATGCGTCTAATTCTGCTGGAGTCATTTTTTCTAACTCCTCTGTTGATTTTTTTACAAAATTCATTTTCTTAAATTTTAAATTATTACACTTCTTTTTCGTTTTGGAGTTTCTTGCTCCGATTGAGTGTCTTTCGACGAGTCAATATTTTCTGTTATATCAAGAGTGTCTTTCGACGAGTCTTGTTTATTTTCCACAGATAGTGTTGGTGTTGCTGAATTGCTACCCATTACAACAGCACTACCCTCAATTATTTGCGCTTCACTTACTACCCAAAAATAACCTCTTTCATCTGCTACTTCTTTATTGACTACTACTGGATAGTATTTGTCCCATAACTCTTTTTCATCTTTATCCCATTCACTCTCTGAATTAATAGCTAAGTCAATTTTAACGTAACGCATACCAACTGAATGATTTTTAACCCAACCATTGGCATATTGCTTAAACATAAATTCATTACGTTTCTTTTCAATAACACTATCAAATATTAAAGCTTCTGTTTTACCATTGTAAGGTAATCCTAAAGACTTCCAAGAAATGCTTTCAATATATCCTTTAGCGTTATCACTAATTACTTTATCAAAATCTCTATTATGTTCTTGTAGATGTAAAAACTCTTTTTTATTGCTAACTGAACGATTCCAAATTCCGTTAATATGTAAATCGTTATGACTATCAATAAAGTTAGTTGTGTTAATAACTACTTTTACTTGTAGTTTATCAATTTCTGTTGTAGTTCCGTTTTCTTCTTTATTAGCAATTAAATTACTTGTTTCTGAATTAACATAACTTACAGCATCAGCTCTTTTTTCAGTAGATTTTTTTAAAGCAACTAAAGATGGTTTATTTTCTTTTAATGCTTTGAATAGTTCTTCTTGTGAACTAAATTCTCTATCTGGAAATTCTTTACATACTATCATTTTTTAACCTCTTTATCGTTAAGTAATATTTCTTTGCGTTTCTCTAATGCTTTTTTTAATTCTGGACTTAAATCTCTATCCTTTAGCATTTTTTCAATCTCTTTAGTATCCATAAATCTCTTTTAGTTTATTAGTTATAATTTTAGGGTCTAAACCTAACTCCTGAGCTACTTTTAAATTGTTCAACTCAATTGTAGTGTTCGCTATTTTTTCGCTTTCAAACACTGCATTAAATGGCAAATGTTTAAATGTACCTCTAATATCTTCTTTTTCTAAAATAATTTCGTATAAGTCAGAGTGTTGCTGTGCTTTTGGCATCATTGCGTAATCGATAAAAGAACCGATTGCTTTTTCTTTATTCTCAAACGTTGAACCTTTCGCAAGTATATCTAAAATATCTTTGCCTAAATCGTACATATTACCTATAATAGATAAATCAGCAATATAACTTTCGTCTAATTTTAAGCTCGATAAGTTCGTTACTAATTGCTTAACATCTATTTTTTGTTTAGTAGCGTAAATCTCTTTATTGCTTTGTAAACCTTTAGTTATACTATCCTTTTCAGCATCACCCATAGGAGTACTAAATTGGTCGCTTGCGTCGTGTTGTCCGCTCACACTAAATTTAGTTGTATAAAATAAGTTTCTATTCTTTGCTTTTAAACTTAATTCGCTATTCTTTACAACTTGATATAAAGCATCTAAACGGCTGTTGCCTTCCAACCAATTACCACTCACAGAATTTGATAAATCAGAAAGAATATAAAGGTTTTCAAGTTTTAATGTTTGCCATTCCGCATCGTCGTTAAATCTTGCTTTAAATTGTCCTTTACGTGATTGTTTTACTTGATATTCAGAAAATCTAAATTTGTTTATTTCTTTTAATTGGCTGTCTTTTATATCCATATTCATTGGATTTAAGCAATACCAAGTATCATTTTCTACATAGATATAAGCATTGCCTAAATCACGCCAAAAAGATATGTCAAAATGAAAATCAACCCAACTTTGCATAGGGTTTGGCTGTTTCTTGTAAGTATATAAAAAGTCAGTAGTAACTAATTTATCATTTGAATATTCGTTAAACTTAATTTGACTATATACATTCGCACGATAAGACAAAACTTTTAATACTGCTGGATTGTATAACGCTGATTCAATTCTTTTTTTGTGGTCTTTAAATCCTTTACAGCTATCGCTACCATTAAAAAAGTCTTTTATACCATACCAATAAGAGCCATCTGTTAAACGCTCCACGTAGTTAGGTAGTTTATTATTTCCGAATGATAAATTAAAGTTAAACGCCATATTTATATAATAAAAAAGCGTATAGCCTTACCAATTTAATGATAAGGTTATACGCTAACTATTTGCTTTTTGTTCTCTGTCATCACGACAATAAACCGAATTAATTAAATACAAAGATATACTTTTTTTTTAATATGCAATCTTTTTTTAAATTATTTTTATTTAAATAAAACTTTATGTATAATTTTATCTTTGTAATTTATAGGAAAAGGTTTCATTTTTAAACTATGATATGGAAATCCTTTCACTTCACACATTTTTTTAAAATTTCCGAATACTTCTACTTCTTCGGAAATTACCACTATTACATTTTTACGTTGCATTATTTTACAGTATTTAAAATGAAATCAATTGCATCTTTTATATCTTCATTGTAAGAAATTGTAAAATCCGTTCCGGTAGATGAAGAAGCTCTTTTAATAACAAAAGAAAAATCAGAAGATGAATGATAAACAGTTCCTTGTTTGTGGTCTGCAATTCTTACTGATTTATCGTTTAAATCAAAATATTTGCCGTTAAAATAAGACCATAAAGAAGAAATTAAAAGTTGTTGTCTTTCGATTTCATAATCTTCCATATCTAAATCTCCATTATCTTCTCTTTCGTTAATGATTTCTAATTCTGTGTAAAAATCTTCGATTGCTTGTGTGTTAAAAGTTGTCATAATTTCTATTTGTTTATTATTATGATGTAAAGATACGACTTATTTTTATATACACAAACTTTTTTGTATTTTTTTTTAAATTATTTTTATTATACCGATATTAAATAAATGTTGAACTACATAACTGATAGCATCTATAGTGTGGTTATTCTTATCTTCTGGCTCTTCTAAAGACTTGCCAAACTTATCTTTTGCGTAACAATATGAACGTTGTTCAAAATCTATATTTTTACTTTCATTAGTATAATAAATGTTTATATTTTGCATTGTTGTAATTCTGTCTATTAATTTAGACTTATTACTAATTGCTACAGCTTGCTCCCATCCAGCTTGACGCAAAGTAAATATTTTATTTGGTCTGTTACTATCGCAAATAATAGGCTTGTCTTTTTGAACTCCCCATTTAGTAAACAACCACGTTACTAAACCATCATTTGTAGCTCCGTTAATTTGATGTAATTCAGTTGAATTTAAACGTGTTCTAATTTCGTTTTCGCTTGAGTAGTTAATTTCATGAACATATAAATTTCCATCATAATATTTAGCCATTACTACAGCGAAAGGGTCAACTGAACCCCAGTCAACGCCATAATAAATAGGCGCATTAATATTTAAAAAGTCTGTATATTGTATTTGATTCCAAAAATATATACGCCCTTCTACACTACCAACGTTACCAAGTCCGTAAACATTCCAACGATTCGCCCAGTATTCGTTTTTAATAGTTCCATCTTCGTTATATCCTTTTTTCTTGTATTCTAAAATAGATTCAACCTCTTCTTTAGGTAGATATTCATTATCTGTAAAATCTAATTGTACAAAGTTATTATCATTAATTAAATCGTGTCCCCAAAATAAACTATCAGGGTTAAAGTCGATAAGATTTACTTTAGAACGTGATGCAACTTGAATGTAAGCGTCTAATTTAATCTTATTAGCTTCATTAAAATAAACAACATCCCTACGCATCCCCTTACCGACATCGTGCATATCTAAACCTAAAAACTCGACAAAAGAACCATCAGGAAAAGTATATATATTTTCTGATTTATTCCAGTTTCCAAGCTCGTACATATTCCAATCTTTTAGGATATTTAAAAAGTCCCTAACTACTGTACGCTTCATTTTAGATAGCTCATCAGATACAATAGAAATCTTTTTATCTTTTGTTCTAAATCCTAAATCAATAATTAGCATTAGAATAGATATAGTCTTACTCGCACCTTGTCCACCTTGAATGACAAAAACCCTCCTATCATTTTTTAGTAAGGTTTGAATTTTATAAAATGCAGTTGTAGGTTTATATTTAAACTTCGTCATCATTAGATTTGTCTAAAGGGTTTTCATTAAATACTGGAGTTTTAACTTCTGCCTTTACTTCCATTTCTTTTTTGTCAGATAACCCGTTTATACGTGCTGTTAAATTTTGAGAATAAATCATTACTAAACCACCTGTTAATTGGTCATTTCTAATTTCTCTTTTAATACGTGATGAGATAGGGAAATAATCTTTATAACTTTCATTCTTACCTTCAAAATATTCTGTTAAATCAGGGTAATTAATTTCTGTGTTATCCATTACGTAGCATTCAAAACCTTCCATTGTTAAAGGTTTTTCTTTTTCTCTAAATACAGTATCGGCATCTTTACCAACCCAATCTTTAACAATTATAGGATTGTCTTTTACGTGCTTTTTATAATCTGTAAATAAATCCCATAACTTTTGTGGAGTTTCTATGTATTTCTTTTTACCCATACCATTAATCAATTCATTTTATAAGTTTCACGCCTTTAAATTTTAAAGTGCATTTTTTCACTTACTGACATAATTTTAAAAACTTTTCATTAATATATTTTATTATAAGTTTATCTTTTTTGTTTTTTGGTTCGCCTATAATTGAAATTGCTATTTCTTTTTGTTTAATTAGTTTAAGTATATTATTCATAGCTTAGTTGTATCAATTGAAATTATACTTTCTTTTAATTCTTTTCCTTTTAGTATTTTGAACTCTTCATTTACATAGTTTCTTTCGCTCTCTGAAATATCTTTTAGAGCTTGTTTTTTACTTTTGCTTTGTCCTACTTTACTATAACCTTTTTTCATTATGGCGTATTATCATTATCACAACCTAAAAATACATACCCTTGAGGTAAGTTAATAGGTTCATTTGTTTCACAATTTAATTCTAACGGCATTACTTCACGCATTGGAGTATTTTCTATTCGTACCCACGCATTACAACCGCAGTTATTTTCTTCTTCACTTGAGCAACTTAATAAAATTGCAATTGATAAAATTAATAATAGTTTTTTCATAATTAATTATGTAATATAATTACGTTAGTATGTAAATCTTTTACAAAATCATCTTCAATAATTTGCTTTTCTAATATTTGTATATTTTTTAAATTAATTTTATAATGTTTGTAACAAGATTTTTTAGCTATATTTATTAATCTATTAAAGTAATCTTTGTTTAATTCTATTGAATTACTTGCTTTTTCACTACAATAAAATTTTGTAATTCCTAATCTTAAATTATTTTTTGCTCTAATAAAATTTAATTTCCTGTTTTTATTGTTGTTTTTCATAAATACAAATTTAGTAAATTAATTGATATGTTTTACATTTTATTTGTTGTTTTTTATTATTCTATACTGATTTTATTATTTATACGCCTTTGAGATGAAGTAAAATAACAGACTCCCTTAATTCCTTTTCCTACCCATTTCATAAAATACTTACCTCTACCCCAATGAAGTTTTTTATTTGATTTTCTTTTTTTATTTTCAGAAGCCATAATTATTTATTTAATGTTAATTCATTCGCTTTTAATTCCATAAAATATATAGTTTAGTTTGTTAATTATCTCTTTCAATCGTTTAGGGTTATCTTTAGAAATATATAACTTATCTCTTTCTGATTCTAATTCTTTGAAGTTAAGATTGTTTTTCTTCGCTATAAATTAAATTATATATTTTATCTAAAAAAATTATATACTCATCTGTTTGAGCATTTATATATTCTTCTGAAAGTTGCATTTTTACTTGTTCTTCACAACTTAAATTATTGCGCCAATATTTTAATGTTTCTTCTGGATTCATAATTTAAAGCTTAGTTTTTGTTTTTTATTTTCCATACTCCGATTGTATCTTTATCTGTAAACTCATAAATCTCATACTCTTTTAATGGCAAATTAAGTACTTTATTTATTATTTTATCATTATCAACTAAAATACAATTATCATTTTCATATATAAATCCATTCTCAACACTATACCCTTTTTTCATAATATTTGTTTTTTAGTTATAAATTCCTAATCGTTCGTTATATTTTTTTCTTAACTCTAATCTTACATTAGCAGAATACGTTAAATCTGCTTTTTGTAATTCTTTTACTATTTGCCTTGCTATTTTAATTTTTTCTATATAATCGTTTTTAGCCATTTTAAGCAACGGAAACAATTTTGGTATATCAAACTTTATATAATTCCAATAATCGTTACCATAACGCTCTATTAAGCCTAAATCGTACTTATGTAAGTTTGCTGACTTCCAATTATTACAATTAAAATCTTGCAAGTGGATGTTGTCTAAATGAAACGTTATACTTCTGTTTGAACCTGTGCTGTGATAATGCCCTCCAGCTGGTGTTGTTTGTCCTCCGCAACTTATACAACCGCTTCCTTTGTCTATTAACCTTACAATAGTATTAATTTCTTTTTGAAGTTCTTTTTGCCAATCTGACAATGTTTTGTTTTTAGCTTCAATAACTTTCTTTTCCTTTTGCCATTGCTTAACTCTTTGCTTTTCCTTTTCAGCTTTTACAAACTCGTTAAATGCTTTTATACATTCATCGTCTGATAAGCAGAACTTTTGATTAAAGTATTTTGGTGTAAATTTAGTGTTGTGATATTTGCACTTCATTTTTTTTTCTTTTTCTATATTCTTGCATTAAAATCACTTTTTTCTTTAAATATTCTGGGTCTGTATTTTTCTTTTTTAAATGATATTTTTGATGAGTAGTTAAAACATTTTTTTTATCATTTCTTTTTCTTCTTAATCCGCTATCTGTTGATTCACATTTTTTACAAATGTAATATGTTTGAGTTTTTCCATTTTTTAAAACTCTTTTTCTAAAAAAATCAGAAGGATAACTTTCTTGACATTTTTTACAAGCATTTTCAAAAACATTTTCTTTTATGTTTGTTCCGTGCCATTGAAATTGAATACTATCTATATTAACATTTGAACTTTGTAATCTTCTTTCTTCAAAAAAAAACGATTTCAATTCTGACATATAGTTATCATAATTTATATCTTTAGATAATATTAGGTCATGCGCTAAATCAATATGATTTAATTTAGAATTGTTATTTAAAATAATTTTTTTTGAAAATGAAATTATTTTATTATATAAATCTATGTTTTCAAATGCTTCCATAATTAAAATACTAATGTTAACAGCGGTTTGTTTCAAGTGGCGGTTTAGTGATATTCCGAAAACGCCGTTGTAAAATTTAATAATTAGTTTATATTTGTGTTGGCTTGGTGCTGAAATCGCCACCTGAAAACAAGCCACAAAACGTTAATAATATTGTTCAATTTGTTCTTCTACCATTTCATTAGTAACTCCTATCCATTTGCAAATGGTTTCTTTTACGCTATTGTAAACCTCGTTAAATTGTATCTCATCCATATTTGAAAAGTTAATTGAGTGTGCTTTTTTATAAACTTCTCCAGTAATTTTACATACTTGCTCGTCATAGTTTCCGCTTACAATTAATAAATCTCTTCGCATATCTTCCATAATTCGATAGTCTGCTTGGTTATCGTATGCTAACTTAAGAAGTGAGAAAAACTTTCTATGAAATTTTATATTTCTGCGTTTTGTATATTCAATCTCAAAAACTTCATTCAAAGGCATTTTGTTAAATACTTCTTTGTCGCTGTCATAAGCTGGTTTAATTCCGTTTAGGTGTCTAACTACTAATAGTTTCATTTAAAATAAATCTGATGTTGACATTTTATTTATTAATGTTAACCTTGTTTTTAAAGCTACTGCTCTATGTTTCAACTCTCCTACAACGTTAGAATGGTAAGGCTTCCATTTTTTATTTTCTTCATCATTTTTATATTCTTTTAACCTTTTGATGTTTTCTTGCATCATTAAAAGTTCTTGTTCTAATAATTTAATTTGTTCCATAATAATTTATTTTAGTTTAGCTAATTTACTAATTTTTAGTTACTTGTGCAAGTTTTAACACGCAGTATTCTGCTTTTTTTATCAAATATTACATTTTCTTTAGGTATTATTTTAACCTCACTTATTAAAACTTTACAAGGTTCATCTAAATACCAAATATAATCGGGGTCTGTTTCTGAAATCATTCCAACTTCACAAAATTGCGGTTTAATTCCTTTAGGCTGAAAATATACATATTTACTCATAATCTTAATTATTTTCGTTTAACTTCCATACATACTCACTTCTACCATACATTCCTATTCGCTTTTCATTTGTTTTAATTAACTTTCCTTGTTTGGTTAGGTTGGTTAATGCTCTGCGTATTGAGGTTATAGGGTAGTTTAAACCTATTTGACTTGGACTTAAGCCTAATTTATAATTTTTATAAATTTTATTAATAAAATGCATTTTATTAAATATAAATAAATTTAATATTTCTTCCTCCTGACTTTTAGCCTTTGCAACGTTATTCTTTAAAGTTGTTCCGCTTTCGTTTGTTGTGTTAAAATAGCTCATAGTTTTAGTTTTAATAATCGTTAGTTTTAATATACTCTCTAATTTTTAAAATGTTTTCTGGCTTGCATCGAACTGGAAATGTTTCTTTATCTCCTTTTTTTCTTCCAGCGTTTTCTCTCTTTCCTCCTCTGTTTTCTAGTTTCATGTTTTTAAGTAAATTTAGGTATGTTCATTTGTATTAATTCATCATTATCATAAAAAAAACCATCGCATTGTAAAGTTATTTCTTCATAAGGTATTTCTTTATTGTTATTTTTATTAACCCAAGAAACACTGCCAAAACCATCTTTTAAATCAAATGTTTTTAATATATATAAATTCATATTTAAACCATAATTAAAACATTCTTTTTCAATTTTCATTAAAAGTGTTTTATTATTTGATTCAAAATTTGGGTCAGCAAACTCCATTAATTCAACATAAGTATCTATTGATATTTTATTTTCTCTATACAAACGATTTAAAGTTTGTTCTAATTTTTGTTTTAATTCTTCCATATTAAAATCCATTTTTATCATAAAAAGCTCCAACCTCTGTATTTAATGAAAAATACATTTTTAAAAGACTTCTTAAAGTTTCTTCGCTTCTTTCTTTTATTATTTCTACACCACCTAAAAAAATCATTAAATCTTTTTGTAAAGATGAAGCGATAATAATTTCTGATTTTGTAGCGGTTTCGATGTTTAATGTTTGAGTTGTCATAATTTCTATTTGTTTAATTTTGATATACAAATATAATAAATCTATTTTGAATAATTAATATAATTTTTAAAAACTTTTCTAATTTAGACTCATTATAAATAATTGTTTTCTTTTATAGTAATCAATTTCTAATTTTGTAAATACAATCCAGCTTATTTTACCATTTATAAATAGTTCGCATTGTGTATCGTAGTAATTTTGTAATAGATTGTATTCCATATCAAAAAGGTATTTCATCGTTAGTATTAAATTCAATTCCAAAAGCCTCATTTGGTGTGGCCGTAATTACTTTCGTTTCTTCTTTAAAATCTTCTTTAACTTTTTGTATTCCTCTTTGTTCGTCAATTCGTTTAAATGGTGTTTGTCCACTAAATAAATATCGATTAGTTTTAAAATCAAAATCAATATTATCTATATCCATTGGCCGAGCGACTAACTTTTGTTTTTTAATCTTTTGAGAACCAAATACAACTTTTGTACATCTAAAATCTAAAGCTCTGTTTGGCCTCCATACAAATAAAACATTATCAGCCTTATCGGCAAACGTTCCACCTCCTTTAATATTATTTAAGTTTGGCTTATAGTATCGGCCACCGTCTTTCTCGTTTGGCCTTGCTGTATTTTGGTGTGCTACTAAATGAATTGTAATCTCATTTTCAACTGCAAACCTTTTTAACTTTGCCATGAATCTACTTATATATAAATCTTCACGCTCTCCAGCTTTCATTAAATGCTCAATAGTGTTATATGGGTCAATTATTAAATGCTCTATTCCTTGCTTACGAACTAAAAACTTTACCTTTTCAAATATGGTATCAATTTTAAAATCAAAGTCAGGATAAATTAAAAAGAAGTGCCTATTTATAAAACTTGAAGCGTTTAAATATTCCACTTCTGACATTTGTAATTTTCCGTAAAAGTTATCCGAAGTCTTACCAACTAACATTTCTATTAAATCATTATAAAAGTCATCCATTGGCATATTTTCAGGACTGAAAACAGCAAACTTATCTTTATCAAACCACGCTTTAATAAGTGATAGTTGATTTAAAAATAAAGACTTACCTTCATTCTGATAACCTGTCCATAAATTAACCTCACCTTTACGCCATTTCCACGCTAAATCAACATCATCTATGTAAGTAGTTGTACCTCGTTCAAGGCCATTCTTAAAACCATTAAGCATGGAATCAAAGTTATCTTCTAAAGTAAAAATACCTTCAATCTTTACGTCTTTTGCCTCTTTTAAAAGTTGTGATAATTCAAATGCACCATATTTAATTAAATATTCGTTTGCATCTTTGCACTCTTTAAAATCTACTATTTTACATTTTTCAGCTCCAAATCTACGAATTAACTCTTTTTGTAAACGTATTCCGTTGTTATCGGTATCTACGGCCAAATAAATAGTTTCAGCCTCTTCAAATACGTTATAACAATTTGTAATACATTCAAGTTTCTTATCTACGTTTGCATCGTTTTCATTTGGCGCTCCTTGATTAACTGAAGTGTGGTTTTTATATCCAGCAACTTCCCAACTCAAAGAATCAAATTCGCCTTCACAAACAATTATTTCTTTTTGTCCTTGTAACCTATCAAGGTTATACATTATTGGCTCGGCCTCTTTTGCTTGAAAGAATTTCTTTTCTTTTAACAAACGTGTTTTATAATTTATTAGTTGGCCATTTCTAAAATAAGGAAAAACAATTCCGTTACCATCTTTTGTCATTGCTATCTTGTTGGCCAAAATAACTTCTTGATTTATAAATCTACTTTCAAAATATTTTAAAGCCTCATCCGATAACTTTGTTATGTTTGGCTTTTCAGGTAATTTATATATAATTTGCATTTCTTCACGTTTATATTCTTTCTCGGCCACGCATCCTTTCCAACCGCACTTATGACAATTATAAAGTCCTGTGTTTAGATTTATAGAAAGACAAGTATCATTAATATTTGTTTTACCTAAAGTAACACAGTTAGGACATTTACATTTTTGTTCAACTCGGTTACTTTTAATTTGAACACCTAAACTATAAAATTTGTCCGCTATCGTCATACTTCATTAATTTTTGGTTAGTAGTTCCTGAATCTATAAAATTATTAATTTGGCTATACTTTTCAAATTTGTCAGGCCTTGAAATAAATTCTAAAGTAACGTGTTGAAAATTTGTGTCGATGTGATATTGAGTTTTAGATAAGTTTATAATTGCATTTACAATATCCTGTTTTGTATAATTTTGTTTTAACCTTGCGTTAAATTGTCTTTTTGCGTTATCAGTAACAACTCTACATTTTTTATTAAACACCTTGTTAAAAAAAGATAATAACTCAGGCCAATTTATTGGCTCTATAATATCTTTTACTTTCTCTTTTACTTTCTCTTTTACTTCTACTTGTTCGGTAGGGGGTAAAACAACCCCTACACAACCCCCTTGCGTAGGGTCTAAAATAGTTTTAGTTTTATCTTCATAACCCTTTACTTGACTATCAATAGAATTAGTTTGTGAAATATATGCAAATTTAGCCATACCTTTTAAATTAGTTGGCTTTATACCTAAAAACTGCCTGTCTAATAAAGCATCAATAAACGCAACTTTATCAGCATCAGTTTCAAGTTCATTATAAACATCGTAGTAAGAGCGGAAAAAATTAAATCCTTTTCTCTTAGTTAATTTAATTGCCATAATTAAACCTCGCTTTCTGTTATTTTATTAATTTCAGTACGAAGTGTTTTAGCGAATTTAATAGCTGTGCTTTTGTCTAAACCTAAAGTAATACAATTATCATCTTCATCTTTAGCGGTTATTGATATATAATTTTCTTCTATATCTTTTTCGCATTTAATCCACCATAAATCAGAATCAATTGAATAAAATCTTAATTCAAATCTTGCCATAATAATAAAGGTTTTGAGTTGCCTATAAACTATTTAGTTAAAAAGTAAAATCCCATCAAGTCAGCAGTGTTGTGAGAAGTGCTTTCCTGATAGGATTTATGTAATTTTTTCCGTTATGTTGTAATGCTTCTCACTTCATTACTTGAATACAAATATACACTTTATTTTGAATATACAAACTATTTTATAAAAAAAATGCCTAAATTTCTTCAGGCATAATTAAATCAAATGTTGATATTAAAAGTTTTAACATTGGATGCTCGCTAAAATGGCAAGTCGTCTACTTCAGGAACATCATTAATTTCAATTTTTTGCTCAACCAATTTACTTTCTTTTAAGTTACCAAAGTAAAACTTATCTTCCTTTTGTGCGCCTTTAAAGTTTGATTGAAAGCTCGCAATGTTTCCGAACTTATCTTCTTCATCATTTACCCAAACACGAACATTTAAGTAAATTTTTCCGTTTTCGTTTTTAGTAAACGCTTTGTTTCCTGCTTTTGCTTGCTCTAATAATTTAGAGAAATCGATTGAACCATAAAATGATTGTGACATAATTTAAGATATTTAAAGATTAATAAATTCGTTTTCTTGTTCTTTTGTAACTGAATATTTTGCTTTTACTTGCTCAAGTGTAAAACCGCCTTGTTTAGCCTTTTTTAATATTTCAGTCGTTGCATTTTGTTTTTGTTGTACGGCTTTATTTCCATCGTCGTCATCTGCACCAACGCAAACAAAAGATTGTAATGCGTATCTACGTGCGTAACTTATTCCACTACCTTGCGCCTGTGCATCATTTTGTTTATTGTATATAATTTCTGTTAAAGACTCCATTAACTCGCCAGATTCGTGTAGTAAAATAGTTTTTACAAAGTTATGTCCGTCTACGTGTACAATAGGCTGTAAGACACTAATTCCGTTTTCGTTTAATGTTGGTATAACAGCCTCACGAATTGCGTTTAAATCTGCGTATTTTGATTTAAAAAATGGATTTGTAGCACCTTTTTTAGGGTTGCTCATTTCGGATTGTGCTTTTAATAAAGCGGTTGCAATTTGTTTCATAAGATAAGATATTGATTAAAGATTATTTTGAATTTCGTTTTTTCTCTCTTAAAATAAATCTATAATCTTCTAAATTTATTTTAGCTTTTTTGTAATCTAAATAAAACTTTTGATAAGTTTCATCTTGCATTAGTTCTTGATGGTCATGTAAGTCTGAACCACTTAATTTTGAACTTAAATAAGTTTCTCTGATTTCTTGCGGAACGTCTAAATATTCACGCTCCGACATTCTGAAAAATAAATCTGAATTTGCTCCCATAATTATTAATTTTAGTTTGTCAAATTTACGATTTTAAATTGTAAAAACAAAATTATTTGTAAAAAAAAACGAGCTACTTTTATTCACTCGTTATAAATCAGAAAATATGTAAAACTAATTTTTATAAAATCTACTAACGACCAGTTATAAATTAATTAACTGCATATTTTTTTTAAGTTAGTTTTTGTTACTTCATTAAAATAGTTTAGTTTGTGATACGTGGTTTTTAATTCTTTGCACTCCTTTGTCAAAATATTCCTTATCCAATTCGCAACCTGTCAGCTCAAAGCTATAATCGTGGCAAGCAATCGCTATTGACATCGAGCCTAAGTGAGTGTCTAAAATTTTGTCGCCTTGTTTGGCGTATTTGTCTAAAATCCATTTGTATAATGCAACTGGCTTTTGTGTTGGGTGCAATCTACTTCCGTTGTTATTAGCGTCTGCTAAAGCCTCGCCTCTTGAAAAATCAAAAATTCTTAATGCTTTTTCTGTTTCAGAATACCAAGCTAACTCACCATCGGCTAAACTAAATTCTCTTTGTTTTTTATTCCAAATTATAAAAGAATTACTATATTTCCAAATAAAAGGAAAATAATTACCACCCCATATTATTTGTTTCTTACTTACTCTAAATAATTCTTTAAAATATTCATCACTTGGTATTTCGTTATCCCATTCAGTTTCTTTATATACTTTCCAACCTCTACCACTTTTTGTTTTACCATTTGCCTCTAATCTTCTTTTTCCTGCTTCGTTTTGTTTTTTATCTGCATTTATTCCATAAGGAGGGTCGCAAATTGCAAGGTCGTAAAAGTTATCAGGAGTTCTTTTTAGCAACTCCATGCAATCTTCATTAGTTATTGTTATTTTATCTGTTATTTCCATACTTTTGAAATATTATTTTCTTTTTAATTGCGTTAACTCTTTCTGAATTGTGTCCTCTTGATGCGTAATAGTCTAAAATTCTATTTACTCTTTTTAACGGACTTTCTTTGCTTTTCATCTTTTCAATAAGTATTTAATATTAGTATTCTTTATTTTGTCTGGTGTATTTTCAGCTACTTTTAAAGCTGTTAAACGTTCGTTTTTCTTTTCCTCAAGCCATTTGCCTACTCTTTGATTTGTAGAAAACTTTGCTGTGTTATATTTTGATGCGTGTTTCATAATTAAAATAATTCAATTTGTTTTTCGTTTTGTTTTTTTGTTATTCCTAAATATGTTTCAAAAATTGTTCTTCCTGCTTCATAGTCTACTAAATTACGTGCCATTTTAACAATACTTTGTTTTCCTTTGTATTTATTAAAATTATAATCGTGAAATTTACATAAAGATTCTAATTCGTTTTTTTCTTGTGAAATTTTAAATCCTCTATCTTTAACATCGTTTGGTAAATTAAAGTTAGTCCAATACAAATGCCTACCTCTTTTTAAAGCTGGTATTAATGGTTCGTAATATGGTATAACATTTTCAACTACAAATTTTCCGCTTCTGTAATAATGTTGTAAAAACAAAATTTCTTCATAAAGTTTCATATCTGGATAAACAGGTTGTGTAGTTGTATCATAATTAGAACTATTCCAATATCTTGCTCTAGAATGACTTGGACAAGGCGGAGAACTCCAAATAAAATCAAACTCTTTGTAATGTTCAATTAAATATTGATGAGCATCTTCAATTATTACTTTATCATTTGAAAAACGCTCTTGATAAAGTTTTGCGGCTTCTTCGTCTAATTCAACAGCAGTAACTTCAATTTCAATATTAGCTTCTTTGGCTACTTCATCCCATTTATACCTGTTACCTCCTAAACAAGCATATAAATTTAATATTTTTATTGTTTTCATTTAATTTCTATTTTAATCTGTTTATTCATATTAGTTGCTAATCTGTAAAGAAAATCAAAACCGCATATTACTTCATTATTTAATACGTGATTCAAATGCGAATAGCTTATTTCATATTTATTAGCGAAAGCTCTTTGACTTGTTTTTTCGTTTAAAAAAAGCTCTAAAACTATTTTGTTAAAGTTCATTTAAGTAGTTCATTTTTGATTCGTAAATATGATATGTTGTTGTTATATATACAGGCTCGTAAATTTTTAAATTATTCTTTGTGGATTTTGTTTTAATAGTTAATAAAAAATCAACATCTTTTTTTAAATATAAACCTCTTCTAACTTTTTTTACTTTATGTCTGTATGTTCTATTTTCAAAAGCTGTTTTTGAAATACCCATTAACTCAATAGCTTCTTGTTTTGTTATGTATTTTGACATTTTTTATTTTGTAGTTTTTGAATATATAAAATTGCATCCATTAGTTCCTCTTTTAAATGCTGTAAAAAGTCATCAGTATTGTTTTCTTGCAAAGTAGTTCCATACTTTTCAATTCCACGTTTAGAACGCTCTTTAAATTGGTTTACTACGCTTTCAACTATACTATCTGTTTTTTGTTTTGGCATTTCATCACGTAATTTAAAAAACTCGTTTATAGTTTTATTTCCTGTATTTCTGCAATATTGAAAATCTCTTTTTGTAATATCAAAAATATTGTAATTATAACTAATAAGTTGATATAAAGTATTTTCTAATCTTGCAGAAACTTTTCTTTTATTTATTTCTAAAAATTCTTTAATTTCCATATACTTTAATAATTTTTTTGTTTTTAAATACTTGTGTTTCGATTATAACTCCTGTTGAAAGTTTTTCAATAGTTATTCTTTTAGGCTTGCGTAAAATCTTATTTAACCAACTTCTAAAAGTTACTGCTTTTCTGTAAAATGTTATTGTGCTCATTATAATTGTTTTTTTAGTTCGTCAAGTTGTTTTTGTAAATTTTTTATTTTTTCTTCTATTGGGTTTGAAATAATTTCTGCCCAATTTCCATTATAAAAAATAGCGTCTGTTCCATTATTCAAAACACTTGTTTCGTTATGACTTGGATAATGAACAAAAATAGGTCTAATAAAAGTTTTTTCAATACTTTTTGTAATTTCTCCACCATGCAAAACCCTTTTAACACTTTTAAATTTAATCCCTTCTTTAAACCCTCTTTTTTTAGCTTCTTTAATAAGTGCTTCTTTTACTTCTTCTTCTGATGCTAAATATTCATTTTCAATATTTACTTCTAATATAAATTTTGCATAATACCAATCTCCATTTGCGTCAAAACCATACATTATATTATTTTCAAAGTCTTTATAAATTAACCATACTTTGTTCTCTTCGTTTTTATCTTTATACCAACCTGTTTTATGTTTAAAAAGTTCAGGACATTCTTTTTCGATTTTTAATTTCCATTCATTACAAGCTGATTTGTGAGCTTCTAAAATAAATTCATTTCTTACTTCTGTTTTCATAATTAAAGTATTTTAATAATTTCGTTAATCTTTTTTTGGTACTCTTTTTTTACTTTTTTGTAACGTTGCATTTCGTCGCTTTGACTTTTAGTAAGTCTAAACCCATTTTCAACATATATTACATCAAATCTTTTTAAGTCTATTTCTAATTTTTCAATTCTACTAACTAAATCTTTTAAGTTAGTTAGTTTTTCCTGTGGTATTACTGTGTTATTCATATTTAAAATTTGTTTTGTTTAGTTTTTCTATTATGTTTGATAAATATTCGTTTTCGTCAAATTTAATATTATTAACGAAAAAACCACTTCCGCAATCATAAGCATCAAACTGAAAATAAATAATATGTTTTTTTGATTCAATAAGAGAAGGGCAGTTATATTTAAATCTATCATCTTTTTCTGCTGAATAATCTATGTTATCAGTTCCGACTTCAACCATTTTACTTTCTATTGATTCAACTAATTTATCAAATGTTTTCATAGTTATATTTTTTTAATTGATTACCCGACAAAGATACAATAACTTTTTTAATTTACAAGTTTAATTTGTAAAATATTATAATTTATATTAATTCTAAATTACGTTATTAATTTGCAAAGTATAAAATTAATTGTATATTTGCATACGTTAAATACTAAAATTCATAATTATGAAAAAACTTTCGATTTACAACACTTACGTAGTAATGGAATCACAAGAACAATGTGATAGAATGAAACAACTTTGTATTGATAATTGGTTGCCTATTTGGGAAGCAGATTTTGCCTTTGATTTTGATAATGTATATAATAATGATTGCTTTAGTTATGCTAAAGATACAGAAGAATTTTTTATTTATCCAATATCAGGTAATGAAGAAGAGATTATCAATAAAATTAAAGTAACAGAACAAGAATTTATTGAACTATTAAAAACTA